CTGCCGTGGGTAAATATGATGTGGTGGTATCAACAGGCCCCGGCTACGCAACCAAGCGCCAAGAGGCACTTGAGGCAATGGCCCAATTGCTGCAAGGCAACCCCCAATTGTGGCAAGTTGCTGGCGATCTGTTTGTCAAGAACATGGATTGGCCCGGCGCACAGGAAATGGCAAAACGCTTTGCCAAGACCATCGACCCCAAACTCATGGAAGACGGTGACAAGTCACCAGAGTTGCAAGCTGCTGAACAACAGATGCAGGCAATGGTGCAAGAGATGGAGCAAATGCACCAGATGATTCAGAATGTCGGCAAGTCGATTGAAATGCAAGACATGAAGCGCAAGGACTACGAGGCTGAGATCAAAGCCTACCAAGCCGAGACACAACGCATTAGCACAGTCCAAGCCAGTATGTCACCAGAGCAGATTCAAGACATTGTGATGGGTACAATCCACGCAGCAATGGATTCTGGCGATATTGTGAACGGATCACCAGAAATGCGTGAACCCGCAGAAATGCCTGAGATGCCTGAGATGTCAATGGAACAACAGGGTATGGAGCAAATGCCACCACAAGGAATGCCAAATGAAATGCAATGATTTTATGGGAATGCTATTCCTAGCTCGTGATGTGACCCACAGTGTTCACTTGAACACCCGCAGTTTCAGCAAGCACGAAGCTCTTAATATTTTCTACAACCGTATCGTTGGCGCTGCCGATGACTTTGCCGAGGCTTACCAAGGCAGACACGGTATGATTGGGCCAATTAGCCTGATGTCTGCCAAGAAAACGACCAATGTGATCGAATTCTTGCAAGACCAGCTTGACGAGATTGAAAAGTGCAGATATGAAGTGGTTGACAAATCAGACTCATCGCTGCAACAATTGATTGACAACATTATTGAGATTTATCTTCGCACTTTGTACAAACTGCGCTTTTTGGCGTAAAGGATCATCATGGAACTCTTAAACCCTTTGGCAGACACCAATTTTCCAGCCAAGTCCATTTCTTACACTGGCACTGCTGGTGTAACTGATGCTTGGCCTGCTGGCGCTCAAGGCGTGGTGGTTTGGTCTGACCAAGCGTGCTATGTGTTGGTCGGCGAAGGTGTTACGGCTACAACAGCCAGCACACCCATCCCCCCGTTTACACCGATTCCATTCAAAGTGCCAAGCAGCGTTAGCGGTCAATGGCGCGTGAGTGCAATCCAAGTGTCTACTGGCGGCACGATCTACTGCAAACCAATGAACTCACAATGAGTTACTTTGGCATCCCTATTCGAAATGGTGTTGCCATCGGTATTGGCAACATTATTTCCCTTTTGTCGGGGTATGCCAGTGCAACGGTGCAGGGCAATCTTTTAACTGAGATCGGCAACAACCTCGTGCAAGAGGACGGCGGTCTAATTTTGTTGGAGTAATAAATGGCTGATACAAAAATCTCTGCTTTACCGAGCGCAACCGTCCCCCTAGCGGGTACTGAGGTATTGCCGATTGTGCAAAGTGGCGCAACTAAAAATGTAAGCGCAAACGGCCTGTTTAACAATCCAACAGTAACCAACTACACCGAGGCGGTTGTTGTTATTGGCACAGTGACCACTACAAACACTATTGCTTTGACCACTGGTACGGTGCAGACTGCGACCCTGACGGCATCCACAGCTTGCACATTCACTATGCCTACCGCTACGGCTGGTAAGTCTTTTGTGTTGCTACTTAAACAGGCAGCAACCACAGGTAACGGCACAGCAACATTTACCTCGGTCAAATGGGGTACAGCAGGTGCGCCAACAATTACAGCGACTGCTGGCAAGATGGATATTTTGACCTTTATTGCTGATGGAACAAACTGGTATGGTTCTGCTGCACAAGGATATACACCATAATGTTTGCCGCAAAAAACTTCTTTCTTGCGGGTGGTGGAGGTCCAGTAGCTACGCCAACGGTTGAATATCTTGTTGTTGCTGGCGGCGGCGGCGGCGGGATTGGCGCTTATGGTGGCGGTGGTGGTGCAGGTGGTTTTAGAACTGCAACTGGATTTGCAGTTACGGCTGGATCACCTATTACTGTTACTGTTGGTGGCGGCGGTGGTGGGGGAACAAATGGTACTAATTCAGTATTTAGTTCAATTACATCTACTGGTGGTGGCTATGGAGGCACAACAAGTGGAGTAGGTGCTTCTGGTGGCTCTGGAGGTGGTGGTGGTTCTGATGGAGGTTCAAGTGTTATCGCTGGAGGTGCTGGCACTTCCGGTCAAGGCTACGCTGGCGGTAACGGGCTTGGACAAGCGGCTTCTGCCCCAACTGGTGGTGGCGGTGGCGCAGGCGCTGTTGGTGTGTCAGCAACGACATCTGTCTCAGGTAATGGTGGCGTTGGCGTAAGTTCTTCAATATCTGGTTCGGCAACCGTTTATGGTGGCGGTGGTGGCGGTGGTATATTTGCAGGAATTTCTGGAACTGGTGGCTCTAGTATTGGTGGTAATGGTGGTAATGGAGCGGGTAATGCAACTTCTGGTAATACAAATACTGGAAGTGGTGGTGGCGGCATTGGTGCTGGCTCAGGCGCAGTAGGTTCTGGCGGCTCAGGCATTGTGATTATTCGTTATGCAGACTCGTACCCAGCCGCAACATCAACCACAGGTTCACCAACAATAACAGTCGCTGGCGGGTATCGTGTTTATCAATGGACTGGCTCTGGGAGTATTACATTCTGATGGCACACTTTGCACAACTTAATTCTAAAAATGTCGTGGATCAAGTTGTTGTTGTCCACAACAATGATGCGCCCGATGAGGCATCTGGTATTGCCTTTTTGAACACTTTATTTAATGATGCCAATTGGGTGCAAACCAGTTACAACGGCAACATCCGTAAAAACTACGCTGGCATCGGCTACACCTATGACAACCAGCGTGATGCTTTTATTTCACCGCAACCATACCCAAGCTGGGCGCTAATTGAAGACACCTGCTTGTGGGCCGCACCAACACCAATGCCCATCAATGATAAATTTTATTTCTGGGATGAAGCCACATTGAGTTGGGTTGAGCATACCGTTTAACCCAAATATCTGATATATTTGTAAAAACCGTACCAGCGAGGTTCACTGGGGAATCTAAGGATTCATTGAAATGACTGAAGAAGTCCAAAACCTAGCGGAAGTTGACTCCGTGCCAACACCAAGTGAGACGGCCTCACCGGAAGTTGTAGAAGTTACGCCGGAGACACCAGAGGTAGTCAGCAAGTCATTCTCGCAAGAGGAACTTGATGCTGCAATTGGTAAACGCCTCGCAAGAGAGCAACGTAAATGGGAACGAGAGCAAGCAAATCGCCAAGCGGAAACGCAGGTGATGAAAGCTGCACCAACGGCATCCGTTGACCAGTTTGAAAGCCCTGAAGCCTATGCGGAAGCATTGGCCTATTCAAAGGCTGAAGAATTGATCGCTAGACGAGAAGCCGCCAAGCAGCAATCGCAGGTTCTTGAAAGTTATCACGAGCGTGAAGAAGAAGCGCGGAGCAAATACGAGGACTTTGAACAAGTTGCGTATAACCCCAAGCTGGCAATTACAAACGTGATGGCAGAAACGATCCAATCTTCGGATGTTGGCCCCGACTTAGCCTATTGGCTTGGGACTAACCCCAAAGAAGCAGACCGTATTTCCAAGATGTCGCCACTCGGTCAGGCGAAGGAAATCGGAAAGATTGAAGCTAAACTAGCTTCTGATCCTCCGGTGAAAAGATCAACGTCTGCGCCAGCACCCATTTCGCCAGTTACTGCCCGATCCTCTGGATCACCAGCACTTGACACTACTGACCCACGCTCTATCAAGAGCATGACAACCTCAGAGTGGATTGCGGCTGACAGGGCAAGACAGGCAAAAAAGTGGCAGTCACAGGCTAACCGCTAACTTTTTTAAGGACTTTTAATATGTCAAACAGTATCCTAACGATCGACATGATCACCCGCAAGGCTCTCGAAATTCTTGAGAACAACCTTGTTTTGACCCGCAATGTAAACCGTCAGTACGACGACAGCTTCGCTGTTGAAGGTGCAAAGATCGGTTCAACCCTGCGTATCCGTTTACCCGACCGTGCTTTGGTCACTGACGGTGCTGCCTTGCAAGTGCAAGACGACAACGAACAGTTCACCACATTGTCTGTAAACAACCAAAAGCACATTGGTGTCAACTTCACATCTGCTGAATTGACCATGCAATTGGATGATTTCGCAGAGCGTGTGTTGAAACCTCGTATTAGCCAATTGGCATCTTCCATTGATGCTGACGTTGCTAATGCGTACAAAACCATCGGTAACACTGTTGGAACACCCGGCACTACTCCTTCGACTTCTTTGGTCTTGTTGCAAGCCCAA